TTAATACCCAATGTATATTAATTAATAAGATATATTCACACTTAACTACACGATTAAGCAAATTAGTTGAAGGAAAGAAAATTTATATTCCAAAAAATGTAATATATATGGCTCCTACATCTGAAAAACAATTCAATGGAAATATTCCTGAAGGTTCTTATATAACGATAGATAGAAATGATGATATGGTTGTTGGTGTCCATTGGTTCAATAAATCAAATGAAAGAGTTGATTTAGATTTGCATATGATGAATAAGAACGAACAATATGGATGGAATACAGCGTATCGTTCAACAAATGGAGAAAATTTTTATTTTAGTGGAGATGTAACAGATGCACCAAAGCCAAATGGAGCAGTAGAGTGTTTTTATATAGGAAAAAATTGTGAGAATAAAGCATTTTTATTAACTTTAAATGATTATACTTGTAATTCAAAACCAGTAGATTTTGATTTTGTAATTGCAAAATGTAATGAAAGCGAAATCGATAAAAATTATATAATAAATCCAAATAATATTTTAGTTCAAATTAAAAATAAAATGCAAGAAAATCAAATAACATTAGGATTGGTTAAAATTATTAATAACAAAATAGAATTTTATTTCAATAACTTTAATTTAGGAAATTATATTGTTACTAAAAGAAATGATATAATTAAAAATGTATTTGAATATTTAGATAATTATTCAAAAATTCAATTAACATTAAATGAATTATTAGAAGATAGTGGAGCAATATTATTAGATAATCCTTATACAGAAAAATTAGTTGAAGCAGGAGTAGATGGTTTTGGAAATACTTTATACAAAAAAGAAAAAATAGCTCCTGATATAGATTTATCACTAGAAAATATAGATAAAACAACAATAATAAATTTATTTAATAAATAGGAGGTAAAGGATGAATAAAGAGGAAAGGTTGTTAGAATATCTAGAAAAGAATCCAGGAATTACAAGTTTAGATGCAATTTATGAATTAGGAGATACAAGATTATCAGCAACTATATTTAATTTAAGAAATAGTGGCTATAATATTCAAGATATTTGGAAGCAAGAAAAGAATAGATATGGAAAGGATACAAGATTCAAATTTTATCATTTAGTTAAATAGGAGAATAAAAATGTATCAATACACATTTGATAAAGAAAATTGTTGGTATAATAAAGTTTGTAATAAATATAATACAGAAGAATGTAATAAAAATTGTTTACGATATATGGAAATACATTATTTAATGGAAACGAGTAATATTCCGAAAGCTAATCAATTTAAAAATGAATTAATACCAGCAAAAAAAGATTTACAAGGGTTTAAATTTCTACAAGATATAAAAAATGATATTGTCAATTTTGTAAATAATGGAGAAAATTTATATATATTTAGCAAGAATTTTGGAAATGGAAAAACAACTTGGGCAATAAAAATAATGCAAAAGTATTTTGATGAAATATGGGCTGGAAATGGCTTTAAAATTAGGGGTTTATTTATTCATACCCCTTCATTTTTAACAAAATTTAAAGAAATAATAAATAAAAAAGATGAAGAATTTGAAGATTTTAAACAACTAATTTTAAATGTAGATTTAGTTATATGGGATGATATAGCAGCTGGAAAATTAAGTGATTATGACCATATAAATTTACTAACTTATATAGACCAAAGAAAGCTTAATGGCAAGTCAAATATTTATACAGGAAATTTAGATGAAGAAGAATTAGTTGTAGCATTAGGTAATAGACTTAAAAGCAGAGTTTGGAATGACAGCTCTGTTGTAGAAATTTATAGTAATGACAGAAGAGGAGGATTTGAATATGGTGGTCCTACAAATTCTAAACAAAGTAATTAAATCCTCTGATATGGGTTTAATAATTGATAATAATTTATCAAGAGAAATGTTTTTAAGTTATGAGGAAGAATTTGATTTTATAAATAATTTTTATAATAAATATGGAAAAGTACCTGATAAAGAAACATTTTTAAATGAATTTAAAGAATTTCAATTATTAGAAGTAACAGAAAGTAATAAATTTCTAATTGATAAAATCAACGAAGAATTTTTATATTATAAAACTGTACCCGTTATTCAAAAGGCAGCAGAATTATTAAAAGGAAATTCAGATGAAGCTGTTGAATATTTGTTACAAGAAATTTCTAATTTATCAAGTATTCAACAAACAGAAGGAATTGATATAATTCAAAAAGGCAATATAAGATTAAAAGAATATGAAGAAAAATTAAAGGGTAAAGATACAAAATATATAACAACAGGATTTGAAGAATTAGATACAATTTTCAAAGGTTTTGCTAGAGGCGAAGAATTAGTTGTACTGTTTGCAAGAATTGGTCAAGGTAAAAGCTGGGTATTGAATAAAATGCTATCCCATAGTTGGGAAATAGGAATGAATGTAGGCTTAATAAGTCCTGAAATGAGTGCAACAAAAATAGGATATAGATTTGATACTTTGACAAATCATTTTAGTAATTCAGATTTAGTTTGGGGAAAAGAACAGAAGGGCTATGAAGATTATATTAACAATTTAAAAGATAGAAAAAATAAATTTATTGTAACAATTCCACAAGATTTTAATAAAAAAATTACAGTTAGTAAAATAAAATCATTCTGTCAAAAAAATAAACTAGATATATTAGGTATAGACGGAATAACTTATTTAACAGATGAAAGATATAAAAAAGGTGATAATAGAACTACTATGCTAACTAATATAAGTGAGGATTTAATGAGTCTATCAATAGAATTAGGCATTCCAATTTTAGTAGTAGTTCAATCAAATAGACGGTGGAGTAAATAAAGATAGTGATGAAACACCTGATTTAGAAAATATAAAAGATAGTGATGGCATAGCAGCGAATGCAACAAAGGTAGTTGCAATAAAACAAAAAACCAATGATAAAATTTTACAGCTATCAATTAGAAAGCATAGAGACGGTATAACTGGTCAAACATTACTGTATCAATTTGATTTTGATAATGGAAATTTTACTTATATACCAAGTAATGATGATGGATTAAATCCTGAAAAAAGAAAAGAAAAAATAAATAGAATTAAAAAAGAGTTTTCAGACGAAAGTGATGTTTTTTAAAGGAGTGATACTAGTGTATACTGAAAAAGAATTAAAAGAAAAAAGTAAAGAAGAATTAATAAAAGAATATTTAGATTTACAAGATGAATATAATGATTTAGACCAACAATATGACGATTTAGATGACTGCTATGCAGAATTAGAAGATGAGATTGAAGACTTAAATAGACAGTTAGATGAATTAGAATATTCAAAACCAGATAATACAACAATGATATTAGATATAAATTTGTTTAAAGAAAAATTAGAATTTTATAACTTGCTAACAGATGAAATGAAGAATTTTTTAGATATCTGTATGAAATTCTATAATAAGGAGGAATTATAATGATTATTTTAATATTGACAATACTATCAACTATTATAGGAATAGTTTTAATGGAAATTTATACTGTTAACAAATGCAATGCAGATGCGTGTTTATTCATAGGATTATTATTATCAATAGTTTCTGGAATATTTTTAATTATAGAATTAGGTACAATAGTTGTTAAACCATTTGACTATCAAACTTTTAAGATTGAATATGAAACAGTTACTGAAATAATGACATCAAGTGAAGATATAAGAGATACTAACTATACCATGAAAATTATTGAAATCAATGAAGAAATAAAAAGAAATCAAGCATATATAGATAATCCTTGGGTAAGTATATTTTATAATAAAGATATAGCAAATATGGAATTATTAGTTAAGGAATAATAATATGAATAATTTAGATAAGATAGAAGAAATTGAAGGCGAGAGTGGTTTATACAAAGTAGAGAAAGTAAAAGTAACGTACTTTATAGGTTATGGCGAGAAAATCGGCTATATGATTAACCTCGATACAAATAAATGCGTATATAGAGAATTAAAGGAGAAATGAAATAATGGAACTTGATAATCAAGAATTAGAAGCAACACAACATAGAGGAAAAACAGGAGATGAATTATTTAAAGAATTAGGATACGAAAAAATTGAAGATAATGATGTGTATATTATATATAGACTGATAGATATGGAAATAGTTTTTTGGAAAGATGATAATATATTTTCAAAAGATTGTTATATAGAAAAAGGCTATTTTACAATGGAAGAATTAAAAGCAATAAATAAGAAAGTGGAGGAATTAAAATGGAAATAACAAATATAGAATTTAAAGTAATATATAGAAATGCTGAAAATTTAAAAGCAATAGTTTCAATTACATTGAACGATTCTTTTATAGTAAATGGTATAAAATTATATAAATATAATAATGAAAATAAATTATTTACACAATTTCCATTAGCAAAAATAAATGATAAATTCGAATGTGTAGCAAAGCCTTCTAATGAAGAAACTTGGAATAAAATAGAAAAATCAATAATTGATAAATATAATGAATATCTAGAAAAAATTAAAGAATTAGAATTTTAAGGTAGAAGAATTAGGTTGGATTTAAGAGAAATATGGAATCGGATTCCAATTTTATAAAAAATAATAAAGGAAGTGAAAGCAGATGAATAGTGAAGATATAGAAGTTTTAAAGAAAATAAAAAGACCAACACTTGCTTGTGGATTTAAAAGACAAACAGAAATATTACAAGCTATAGAAAATCTGATTAAAGAAAATAAAGAATTAAATAAAGAAATGACAGATTTTTCAAGTGAATGGTTGCATAAAGATAAAATAAGAGCAAAGATAGAAGAATACAAAAGTTTAATAAAAAGAGTATCAGAAGATGAAGAACATTATGGAGAAATACCATTATACGAACACGATATACAAGTTTTAGAAGAATTATTAAGAGGTTAATTATGAATGATAAAGAAAAAATAATTAAAATACAAGATGAAGTAAATGAAGCACTTGCTTTTGAAGAATTTTTATTGCGAAAAGATAGAAAACCAGATGAATTTAATCAAGGAAGATTTTATATTGCACAAATAATTAAAGACATATTAAATGGAGAAAAAGAACCTGATGGAAAACATAAAGAAAATAAAGATATAATAGAAATAAATTATATACCAAAATCAGTAATAAAAACAGAAATAAGGATATTAGAATCAAATAAAGAAAAAGCCTTAGATACAGTTAAAAGGTATGAAAGATATATACAAGCTACAGTAGGACAAGATACATTTGAAAGAAAAAGTTGTTTAAGGAGTAAAACTATAGAATTGGCAGAGTATGAGTGCTATAAAGGATTTATAAAAGATTTAGAAGAAATGCTAAAAGGAGATAATTAATATGCCAACTATTAAGAGAGAACCTTGTTTATGTTGTGAATGTGCTTTTTGGAGTGAATATAAAGACCAATATGGAATAAATTGGGGAAAATGTAAAAATGGTAAATTAGCATTTTTACAGCAACAAAAATGTGAAGAATTTAAGGTAAAAGAAGGATTATTAAAGGAGGATTAACTATGACAGATAAAGAAGAAAAAGCTATAGAGAAACTAAAATATGTAAATATACAATACGATTGTAATAATTATCATAGCAGATACGAATTAGATTGCATAGAAACAGTTTTAAACCTAATAGAAAAACAAAAATTAGATTTAGAAGAACAAGAGAAAATAAATCATCATTTGCAAGGTCAGTTAGATGAAGAAATTGCTAGAATGATAAATATAAGAAAGCATTTAAAAGAAGTTCAAAATATGTATGGAGAAGAAATTTTAAAATTAAGGCTTGAAAATGAACAGTTAAAGCAACAGTTAGAAAGCGAGAAATAATATGGAAGTAGACATACAAAAGAAATTTTATCAAAAAACTAAAGTATTAGAGGATAATGTTACTCATGTAGTAGATGAAACACCTCATACTATGTATTCATTAAATATACAAAAAAATTATTTTACAGAAGATGCAGCAGAAGCTATTAAAGAAATAATACAAGACTTAGAATTTGTGACTAAAGATTTAAAAATGGAATTAGAGAAACATACCAAAAATAAAGAAAAAGGAGAAGAAGATTTAAAGCATAAAATAGAAGAATGTGAAAGAGATGAAAAATAGGAGATAATAAAAATGTTAAATCCGAAAGTAAAAAGAATACAAGAAGAAATTGAAGAATATGAAAAGCATTATGGAAATACTGGAAATATAAGAGTTAGTAAAAAATATTTAGTAGATTTAATAAATGAATTTAAAAAAATGCAATCGAATTATATAGAACTATTAAATAAATATTATGATTTAAAGGAGAAAAAATGACTAATTTAGAAAAAATAAAAACATTAAATGCGTTTGAATTATCACAATTTATAGTAGATTGTTCACAAACTATTTTTAAAAGATATACAAGTTCAACATTAGGTTTTGAAAAATGGCTAAATGAATCTATTGATAACTCATTTTGGAAAATATTTGAAAATGATATGGAGTATATGGAGTATTTAGAAAATGATAAAAATTCAAGATAATTATTATGAATTAAATTTAATAGATATAATAAAAGAACTAAAAGAACAATTAGCAATAAATCGGAATATACTTATTTAATCAAATAAAAGAATTACCAGAAGATATAATGGTAAGTTGCCCATTCCATAAAGATGGACAAGAAAGAAAAGCAAGTTGTGGTATAAGAAAAAGTGATGGTTTTTTACATTGTTTTACCTGCCGGAGAAAGCTGTTCATTAGAACAAATGATAAGTAGAGTATTTGGAAAAGATGATTTAGGACAATATGGACTAAGATGGTTACAAAAAAACTTTTTAGGAGAAATAGCAGAAAGTAGAGAATTTAATTTAAACTGGGAAAGAGATTTTTATGAACCAGAATTATGCCCAATAGTAACTGAAGAAGAATTAAAAGAATATAGATATTATCATCCATATATGTATGCTAGAAAACTAACTAATGAAGTAATACAAAAATTTGATGTTGGATTTGATGCTTCAACAAATAGTTTAACATTTCCAATAAAAGATGAAAAAGGAAAATGTTTATTTGTAGCAAGAAGAAGTGTAATTGGTAAATATTTTAATTATCCACCAAGTGTGGGAAAACCTGTGTATGGTTTATATGAATTACCAAAAAATATAGATGAAGTAATAGTTTGTGAATCAATGATAAATTGTTTAACTTGTTACGTATATGAAAGACCAGCAGTAGCATTAAATGGAACAGGTACACAATATCAAATAGACCAACTAAAAAAATTAAATTGTAGAAAATTAATATTAGCATTAGACCCAGATAATGCAGGAAGAAAAGGAATGTTAAAATTATATAATGCTTTAAAAGATTATAAAATAATAACATTTTTAAAAGGAATACCGGAAGGAAATGATATAAATGACTTATCAAAAGAACAATTTGACAGTTGTTATGAAACCTTTACTTTGTAATAAAAATGTAATATAAAAATTTATAAAACAATATTGACATTTTTATAATTATAATATATTATAATAGCATAAATAAACAAAGGAAAGGTTGGTAAAGGTAAATGAGAGAAACACTAAAAATGATGAAAGGTATTATAACAGGAAAGGAGAAAGAAACAGAAGAAATTGATTTAATAAAAGAATATCAGACTTCATTGTCAAGTAATATACTAGCTTATTTTTTCATTAATAATTTTGGAATGATTGATTCAATTAGTCAATTATATTCAAAAATTGATGAACAAGATAGAGCTAGTTTTTGTTTGCAAGAATTAGATAAATGCTTAAAAAGTTATAACCTAAAAAGTAATAACAAATTTACAACATATTTCTATTCTTGCTATAAGAATAGATTAAGAATGGAATTTGAACAAATAAATAAACATAAAAGAAAAATTCAATATTTCTATTTAGAAGAATATGATGTAAAAAAATGTGAAGAATATAGTTATATAGATGATATAGAATTAGAAGAAGAAATTGAAGACACTTTAGATGATTGGAATTTAAACGATAAAGAAAAGAAATTATGCAAATTATTAAATTCAGGTTATAAGACAAAAGAAATAGCTAAAATATTTAAACTAAAACCAGCTTCAATTTATAAAAAAACTAGACTAGTTCAAGAAAAAATTTTAAAATTAGTATAAAATTCGTTAAAAAAACTATATAATATATGTAAAGATTGAGGAAAGGAGAAGATAGAATGGACAAAGAAACATTAAAAGTATTTTTATTAGGTTTTGACAGTTGTTTAGATATGATTTTAGATTTATTAGATGATGAAGAATTAGAAGATTCAAATGACTGTGAAAACTGTAAAGAAGAAACTGTAATTGATATTACACCAGAAAAGATTAGAAAGTTTATTAAAATTTTAAAGGAGGAAGAATAAAAAATGGCAAGATTTTCATTTAACGAGGCAGATAACTATGGAGCCCAAAAGAATACCTATTTTAGTTTAAAAGATAATGGAGATACAGCAAAAATAAGATTTTTGTATAACGATATTGATGATGTTCAAGGAGTAGCAACTCACGAAATTGAAGTTGATGGAAAGAGAATGGATGTAGAATGTTTAAGAGCATACAACGAACCAGTAGATAATTGTCCATTATGCAAAGCAGGATATAAAGTAAATGCAAAAATATTTATACCAGTATATGACATAAATTCAAAAGAAAGCAAAATTTGGACAAGAGGTAAATCATTCTTTCCAAAATTATCAAGTTTGACTTCAAGATATAAACCACTTGTAGCAACACCGTTTGAAATAGAAAGAGTTGGTAAAAAAGGAGATACTTCTACAACTTATGAAACATACCCAATGCAAACAGATAATGCAAGAATAGAGGATTTTCCAGAAATATCAGCAGAAGGAACTTGTTTCCAAAGTAAGACTTTTGAAGAATTAAATTATTTTTTAGATACAGGTTTATTTCCAGATGAAGTAAAAAATAGAGCAGAAACAAGACAAGATAATAGAACTCAAACAAGACCTGCTCCAAGAGGAAGAGAAATGCCTGCTACACCAATAAGACGCCGTCCAAATTATGATGAGGAGGATAGCTTTTAATGTATGTATTAAAGGATTGTAATTATGATTTTATGTCTAAAATAGAAAATGGTAAAATTAGTTTCACAAGTAAATTAAATGAAGCTATTATTTTAGAGGAAGAACAGGAAGCTGAAAGCTTATTAAATTTTTGTAACTTATTTCAAAACGGATATTATAAAAATGAGCAAACTATATATGAAATAGACTTTAAGGAAGTGGAAGAGGAATAATGGATTTATTTACTTTACCAGGAATACCAAGTACAAAAGATTCTGATAAACAAATAGCAAAAAAGACAACAAAAAAACCAGTCAAGCAAGTTATGAAAGCAGGTAGTAGTTTGCTTGATAGAATAAATAGTATGAAGCAATTAGTTGAAACTAATTTAGGCAAATATAAAGATAAATATAGAGCAATAAGAACAGTAGATGAATTAGAAGATTATATAGATAAATGTATTGAAAATGGTATATGTGCATTGGACACAGAAACAACGGGTTTGAATCCAATGTTAGATGATATAGTAGGATTTTCATTATATACACCAGGAGAACAAGCAGTATATATACCAATAAATCATATAGATTATATAACAAATGAAAAAGTATCAAATCAATTAACAAAAGAACAATGCAAAATACAATTACAAGCATTAAGAAATGCAAATGTAAAATTAATAATGTTTAATGCAAAGTTTGATATAAGAGTATTAAGACATCAAATAGGAGTATATTTAACAGCTTGGTGGGATGGATATTTAGCACAAAAACTATTAAACGAGAATGAAACAGAAAATGGATTAAAATATTTGCATAACAAATATGTATTAAAAGGACAAAAAGATGCTTTTAGCTTTAGTGATTTATTTAAAGATATTCAATTTAATCTAGTACCAATAACAACAGGATATATATATGCAGCAAGAGATGCAGAAGTAACTTATGAACTATACAAATATCAAGAACAATTTTTAGATAAAACAAGTCAAAAATGTATTGATAAAGATTTGACAAGAGTTGCAGATGTATTTAGAGAAATAGAAATGCCTTTAATAAATGTAGTAGCCGATATGGAAGATAATGGAATTAAAATTGATTTAGATTATTTACATCAATTATCAGAAAAATATAATAAAATACTATTAGAAAAAGAAGCTGAATTTTATAAATTATGTGATAAATATAATGACAAAATAGAAGCATATAGACAAGCAAATCCTAATAATAAATTAGGTAGTATGATAAATATAGCAAGTTCAACACAAATAGCAATATTATTATATGATATATTAGGAGAAAAACCAGTACCAAGACAACCAGCAAGAGGAACAGGAGAAGAAGTTTTAAAAGCAATAGATAATGAATTTTGCAAAGCTATATTAGAATATAGAGAAGTAGCAAAACTTATATCTACATATATTGATAAAATGGAAAATGTAATTAATCCAAATGATGGTAAAGTACATTGTAGTTTTAATCAGTATCGGAGCTAAAACACGGAAGATTCAGTTCAGATTCTCCAAATCTTCAGAATATTCCTAGTCACAATAAAGACATTAGAAAAATGTTTACTGCTGAAGAAGGTAATGTGTTAATATCATCAGATTTTTCTCAACAGGAACCTCGAACTCTTGCACATATGTGCAAAGATGAAAATATGATAAATGCTTATATAGAAGGTAAGGATATGTATAGTTGGATAGCTTCATTCGTTTATGGTGTCCCCTATGAACAATGTAAGGAATTCAATCTAGATGGTAGCAAAAATCCTGAGGG